AGGCTACGCCATCATATGTAGACTTTACCCTTACCCTAAGCCCTACAGATTTCTCACTGGTCGCGCCACAGTGGGCAACAGTTACCCCACCATCCCTAATATGGACGGGTGTAAATGCTACTCTTATATGGGAAAACGCTTTTGGAGGATTAACCTAATGGCAACTACTACACCTAATTTTGGATGGCCGGTACCTACATCCACCGATCTCGTAAAGGATGGCGCTACAGCTATCGAGGCTCTCGGTGATTCGATCGATGCCTCACTACTGGATCTTAAAGGCGGCACTACAGGCCAAGTCCTAGCAAAAGCCTCAGGTACAGATATGGACTTTAGTTGGGTCGCGCAGGATGACTCTAACGCTATCCAAAATTCTATAGTAGATGCTAAAGGCGATCTAATTGCGGCTACAGCTAATGATACTCCGGCTCGTTTAGCAGTCGGTACAAATGGTCACGTATTGACCGCAGACTCAACCGCCGCTACTGGTATCAAATGGGCAGCGCCGGCAGGTGGAGGTAAAGTATTACAGGTAGTACAAGCGACATACGCTACACCTACGGCTACTACGTCAGGTAGTTACGTAACCTCAGGGCTTACGGTATCTATTACACCATCGGCTACTACTAGCAAAATTTTAATTATGTATCAAATGAACAATCAAACGCAGAGAAGCGGTACGTATTCTGATTATCAGTTAGCACTTTATCGCGGCGGTTCCTCGATTATAGATTTTGGTAATACTAATTTTGGCGACGTAGCATCTTTTGTTTATGCTATGAACTTTGACGCAGGTATGTATTTAGACTCACCATCTACGACAAGCTCAACAAGTTACACAATTTACGGAAAACGTACAGTCGGTACATTAACTATGAATAATGGCACTTCATCAATTATTGCTATGGAGATAGGAGCTTAAATATGGCCACTGCAGCCGATGTATTAAATTATCTAATACCTACTGGAGGATGGACTATACAGGGTAGCGACTTTGCCTCTATCGTTTATGATGATGGTGTAATTGCAGTATCTAAATCTGCTTTTGATTCTGCTTTTGCCGAGGTAGATAATCTCAACGCTCGAAAATTAGCGGAAGCACAAGCTAATAAAGCTGCACTACTTGACCGTTTAGGTATTACTGCCGATGAAGCGGCGCTACTACTCTCATAATGTTAAAAAGTTATAACGGCTACCCGGCATCAAAAGATCCGGATGAGATCAAAATAAAGTCCTACCCGGTAAGGGGTACGGATCGTAAGCTAAGGTGTGCCGAGAGTGTGGGACCACTCTTGGCCGCCTTTGCTGCAGAGTTTCACGAGCTAATCGAGCCGATCGATGAGGGCGCCTTTGACGATTGGGCTTACGCTTTCAGGATGGTACGCGGTACGACCGATAAGTTATCGTGCCACTCATCCGGTACAGCTATCGACCTTAATGCGACTAAACACCCACTAGGTAAGCGCGGCACGTTTCCAGCTGAAAAGGTACCTATGATTCGGGCCTTATCTAAGAAATACGGTCTTAAGTGGGGCGGCGATTTTAAGAGCCGAGCCGATGAGATGCACTGGGAAGTAGAAATATCACCCGTAAAGGCTAAAGCATTAATCGAGACTTTAGGTTTATAGTTATACAAACCTTAAGGGCACTTAGGAGTAACAATGAAAGATCAACTAATAGCTGCCGGTATGTCATATGCACGTGCAGCTCTCGCAAGCGCAGCGGCGCTTTATATGTCAGGTATTACAGATCCTAAAGTACTAGCTAATGCTTTTATCGCCGGCTTAGTAGGCCCTCTACTTAAAGCCCTACAGCCAAGCGAAAAGCAGTACGGTCTAGGCTCTAAATGATCCGGGCCCTGATAGGGGCGATGTTGGGGACGTTACTCCTATCAGGGTGCGGTTACCAAGGATGGGTAAGGTATGAGTGCCAAGAGTACGAAAACTGGGAAAAGCCTCAGTGCGTTGAGCCGCAGTGTGTGGTTACGGGAACCTGCACTAAGGACCTTATTAAGCCAAATGAATAAGGATAAAAAACGTCTAGCGCCTGAGGATATACACGCTCGCCTAATCTTTCTAATCGGTGCCGTACTGGCCTTGACCTTTTTTGTAATTACAGCTGGGGCCGTTTATGCGCTGGTCTTTGTCACTCAGCCGGTAGGTGCTCAAGCTCCCAATGATCGAGACTTTATACAGCTCTTACAGACTTTAGCTATATTCTTAACGGGTGCGCTCGGTGGAGTACTTGCCGGTAACGGGCTTAAATCTAAAGCTAAAGAACCTATAAGAACCGACACGCCTACGTAAATGCTTGCCTTATGTCAGATGGTGGGCTCATACTGATACCACAAACGCCGAGAGGGCTACTCGGATAGTATGCCTAATCGGCCTTAACAAAGGGCGATATATGAACAGTGCAGATTTTATAATAGTGTTTACAGTAACGGGCATAATGGCAGCGTTTATTAGGGCTGCATATACCTTAGGGTACCGACACGGGCACGGCGAGGGTTACATACGAGGCCGGGCAATCGTGCAAGCTCTTAAAGAAAAGAACCTAATCTGATGGGATTCTTAGATAACTACGAGGATGTAAACACTCGCATTAAACGCTTTAGATCAGAGTTCCCGGAAGGCCGCTTAATCGCCTTTATTGAGGATATAAACCTAGACAAAGGTACGATCTTGGTCAGAGCCGAGGCGTATAGAGAATATATGGATACATACCCTAGCGCCGTTGATTACGCTTTTGGCAACGTAGCGACATATCCGCAAAATATGAAAAAATGGTTCATAGAGGATACGTTTACAAGCGCCTACGGTAGAGTTATCGGCTTACTTTCGCCTAGTGAAGGCGGTCGGCCTACAGCTCAAGATATGCAAAAGGTAGAGACAGCTACAGCTGAGCCGGATTACTGGACTACTAAATTTGTAGCCGATGATATACCTACGTTAGGTAAAGCTATCGAGACGATCGAGCAGGGCTTAGGAGGCGTATTACCTGAGGCAGCTCCTAGATGCGTTCACGGCACGATGGTATGGGCTGAGGGCAAAAGCGCCAAGACCGGTAAAGATTGGGCCGCTTATAAGTGCACCGAGCGAGCACGCGATAAACAGTGCGACCCCATATGGCACGTATTAGGCAGCGACGGTAAATGGCGAGCCCAATAATGACTGAGCAGGGCCTCTTTGATTACATCAAGGCTACATACCTTGAGGATCTCGAGAAGTCCGAGCACACATACGAGTACATCGATGCCACAAGTACCGGCTATAGGCTCACCATAGAGCTTAAATGCCGGCATACTCACTATGACGAGCTGATCCTTGAAAAGGATAAGTACGAGGCTCTTATGGATAGAGCTAATGACCTGGGCTTTACACCCTTTTACATCAACTCAACGCCTAACGGCATATATGCGTTCAACCTACGCAAGATTACGGTTACTTTTACTACTAAGCGCTTACCATCAAACACAGTGGATAAAGGTCCAGCGATTGATAAACAGATAGCGCTACTACACATAGATAAGGCGGTAAAACTATAATGGGCGAAATGACATTTATTAAAGCTGGGATAGCTACGACGATACACGATAACGGCGATGTGACGAGCAGGGTAACCGCCATATGCGACGGGTGCCATAAAGAGAGTAGTCCGGATAACGGCCGTACAGTGGTAGATACCGGCGGCGAGGTCTTACTATGGTTATGCGAGGCGTGTAAAGGATGACGATATACAAATACGAGTGCAGACCGTGTAAAAAGGTCACAGATCAGATCGAGCGGATCATTACCGATAACCTACCGCCATACGTTAAAACGTTGCAGTGTACTAAGTGCGGCGTTATAGGCGTTTGTATGGTGGAGGAGCCTAAAGATGCCAGCGTATGAGTATGAGTGTATAAGCTGCAATATCCGATATGAAGTCACTGCGCCAATAGGTGAAAACGTAGCGCCTTTATGCTGTGGTCATACGATGCGCCAAGTTTACGGCGTGCCCGGTGTGAGCTTTAAGGGTACGGGTTGGGGTAGCGATAAATGATTACGGTCCTAATGGGCGCTCCGGGCGCCGGTAAATCGACGTGGGTACATAAGAATAAAAGCCCGGGCGATCACATATATAACACTGAGGCGGTACGTACTAACCCGGGTATAGACGTAGCCGCCTTTATGCGTTATGAACGTATTAAAGCTATCGAGGCCGCTAAGGCCGGTAAAGATGTGATATGCGATGGTACTCATACGCTAATCGGTCATCGGATGGTATGGATTACAGTAGCGAGAACCTTAGGCATACCTAAACGGCTGATCGTCTTTGATACGCCTTTAATCTGCCTACTCTCAGCTCAGAAAGAGCGCATATATCCAGCGCCTCATAAGGTAGTAGTAGACCATTATCGGCGCTTTGAGATAGCTAAACACTTAGTCAGTAATGAAGCGTGGGACTCAATCGAGGTCATAGTAAGGGGTAAGGATGCACAATAATTATCCACAGGAGTTATCCACAGGCAATACAAAGCTGTGGATGACACGCTCTAAGTACGCTCAAGTTATCCACATATTTGCAAGGTATTTGACATATAGGCTACGCTCCACACTCGCAGACGAGCCGCTGAGGCGACTAGCTCGGGCGCGACGTTTGGTGCTATTGGCCGGTCTATTGCTATTTGTCAATAGCCCTACAGCTACGGCGGTAAGTACTGCAAGAGATGTAAATAACTACAAACTCTATGCACATATAAAGCTAAAGGATGCTAAACAATATAGATGCTTAGAGCTCTTGTGGGATAAAGAGAGTAAATGGAATCCAAGAGCTGATAACCCTAAAAGCACTGCATACGGGATACCCCAATTACTTAAGCTCAAGGCCAAGGATCCATATATTCAAATGGATTTAGGATTGAAATATATAAAGCATCGGTACCTCACACCTTGTAAGGCATTGGACTATCATAAAAAGACTGGTCATTACTAATGGTCCACGGTAGACAAGATCCGAGGGTAACTAGGGACTACAAGAAGCAACGGCTCATCGTCCTAGCTAGAGATGGTTACGTGTGCTATTACTGTGGACAAGATGCTCATACGGTGGATCACATCGT